GATGCTTCAACTTCCACGCAGGTTATCCTGCAACCGGGACAATGGCAATTAGATAATTTTGGAGCATTACTTTTAGCAACCATTAGAGGAGGAGCAACTTTTCAATGGGATCCTGAAAATGTAGACGTTCCCACGGCTATAGCCACACGAGCCACGATTGTAACCAGTGCTCCCACAGCTTCTGAAACAATGATTGTATCAGAAAAAGATAGACATGTTATTTTATTTGGAACTGAAACAACTATTGGTACTACAACTACGCAAGACAAAATGTTTCTAAGATTTTCAGATCAAGAAGATCGTAATGATTGGGTTCCAACTTCAACTAATACGGCAGGTTTCATTAGATTATCTTCAGGTTCTGAAATACGAACCGCCATTCAAGGCCGAGATTATGTTTTCATTTTAACCGATAAAGCTGCCTATGTTATGCAGTTTGTAGGTCCACCTTTTACATTTTCTGTCAGACAAGTAGGAACAAACTGCGGATGCATTGGACATAATGCTGCCGCCTTTGCCAATGGTAAAGTCTTCTGGATGGCTGACTCAGGTGGTTTCTTTATGTTTGATGGTACGGTTAAAAATTTATCTTGTAATGTAGAAGATTATATTTTTGATGATATTAATTATACTTCAGGCCAAGTAGTGGCAGCAGGAGTTAATAACTTATATAGCGAAATTACATGGTATTATCCTACAGCTGGTAGTAGCGTTATAGACAGATATACTTCTTATAACTTTGCTGAGAGCGCAGGAATACCAGGTGGGGTATGGATGACGGGAAGTTTAGCAAGAACGGGGTGGATTGATTCAGATGTCCAACCTAATCCTTATGCTACCGAATATTTAACTTCTTCCAATGTGTCCGACACTCCTTTAGTTTATGGAAACAGTGAGGGAATTACTAAGATGTATAAACATGAAGTAGGAAACAATGCGGTTACTAGCACTGGAGCCTCTACAGCTATTGCAGCTTATGTTCAATCTGGAGATTTTGATTTGGATGTAGACGGAGATGGTGAATATATTATGAAGATTAGAAGATTTATTCCTGATTTTAAAACCTTAACCGGGACAGCTAAGATGTCTCTTAATTTAAAAGATTATCCGGCCGATAGTGATACGCCTTCTGGTTTAAGTCCTATTTCAATTACTTCAGCCACTACTAAAGTTGATGTTAGAGCGAGAGCAAGACTAATTAATTTAAAAGTGGAGAATGATGCCGTAAATGAAACATGGCGATTTGGTACTTTTAGAGCAGATATTCAACCTGACGGGAGAAGATAATGGCTAAAATAACGGTACAGTTCCAAGAGCCCACAGATGATTATGATGCATCTAATCAAAGACAAATTAAATTTAAAATGGAAGAAATGAAAACACAGCTCAATACTTCTTATCAAAGAACTATTGAAAATGATACACAAGCATTTCAATGGTTTATTGCTAGTTATGGCTAAGAAAAAAGGTTTGTACGGAGTTAACGACTATGTTAAAAAAAGTAGAAAAAAAATTAACAGGCACAAGAAACGCCTCAACAAACGGGATACTACATATAAGAAATATCGAGGACAAGGTAGATAATGGCTATACAATATAAAAACCAAACATTTGATTTAACAGGCACCGTGGCCACTACAGTTTTAACTCTAGATGTCAGCTCTAGAGCTATTCTGCAGAATATTCAAACACAAAATACAAGTACGTCAACTACAACAGTAACAGCTCTTATGTATGATAGTAGTGCAACGGCTACCAGTGAATTTAGCACTATTAAATTAACCACTAATACTACTCAAAACTTAGCTAAAGGACCAGTGGTCCTGGAGGAAAGCGATGCCTTGAAATTAAAAGCAGGAACTGGTAATGTTATTAAAGGATTAATTTCTTACGCCCTAATTACAGGAGATCAAGGAACCGCATAATGGCAGACCCTATAAAAATACCCGCTAAGGCTAAAGAGATAGTTAAAAATAAGCGAACAGGAAAGATATATGCTGACAAAGCAGAGTTTGACGCTGATGTAGCAGACACCAATACTGATACTACTAAGGAAGACTTTAGACAAGATTTAGAAATAACAGTTGCATCCCTAGAAGTATTTGGTAAAACCAATTAATGCAGCCTTATGGTGGAACCGAAATTCAACTTGATTATTTAAAAAAATATTGTCCTACCCATTGGGACTCCGTACAACTCACCACTTCCATTCCAGAAAAAGAACCATTACACCCCGTTCGTTCAAATATTCTATGGCTGAAAAATTCCTGGGATCAACCTAATGTTGCTCCCTGGTTTAAAAACCCCAAAAATCATATTAAATATGATTGGTATGTGTTTAATTCTCATTGGTCTTATGAGAAATACAGATACTTTTTTAAATTAGATAATCCTCAGTGTTTAGTAATCAAGAATGGCATTGATTATGATGAGTTGGTAGTAAAGAAAAAAGCTGAAAAAAAAGACAAAATTAAAATGATTTATTTTACTACCCCTTGGCGCGGGCTCGAAGTCTTATTGAAGTGCATGGAGGAGCTAAAAAAAGACAAAGATATTACCCTGGATGTTTATTCCAGTACTAAAATATATGGCGATGCTTTTCAACAAGCTAACGATAAACTATATAAGCCTCTCTATGATAAATGTGAAAAATTACCGAATGTTAATTATAAGGGATACTGCACCCATAAGGATTTACTAGGTAAATTGCATGAATATGATGTCAGCGCCCATCCCTCTATATGGGAAGAGACCTTTTGTATTTCAGCCATGGAAGCATTGGCAGCAGGCTTGGTGCTAATAACCACGGACCTCGGCGCTATTCCAGAAACCTGTGCTGAATTCCCTATCTATGTTCCTTACACTAAGGATCATGACAATTTAGCCACTAGATTTACTGCGGGTATTCAAGCTATAAAAGGGATGTTTAAAAATGATATTAATGACGTACTGGATTTTCAAAAAAACTATTATAAAAAATTTTATGACTGGAATGTAATTGGATTATTTTGGCGTAGATTTTTACTAGGAGCATATCGTGACAAGCGAGAAAAAATTAGAAAACAAAACGAAGTCTAAAATCAGTTTAATGGTAGCAACTCCGTGTTATGACACGGTGCAACTCCATTATACTAAATCCATTTTAGATCTTCAAAAAGAATGTCTGCTTAATAACTATTATATTACTTTTCAAATCCTGAAGAGTAGTCTGGTTACTCAAGGAAGAAACTTATGTGTATCTGCTTTTTTAAACTCCAAGTGTACTCACTTCCTATTTATTGATTCGGATATATCTTTTGAGACTCGCTCTATTTTTAGACTTCTACACGCTCCTTATGAAATAAGCTGTATTCCGTATCCAATGAAAACTATTAATCAAAATAAATTTAGAGACGATTTTAAAAAACGTCCCGATGATGATGTAGAAACTATGGGTTTAAGTTTTCCCATTAAGGTCAAGGATCCTGATAATTTTACAGTAAAAGGAGGATGGGCGGAGCTTCATCGAGCTCCCGCTGGATGTATGATGATTCAAAGATCTGCTTTTGACAAATTGATCAAAGCCTATCCTAAGCTAACCATTAAACAAGACACTGTTATTGATGGAAAGATGGTGAGACGTCCTAATTTATTTAACTTTTTTGATACTTATTACAATCAAGAAGAAGAAATCTATTTGGGAGAGGACTTTTACTTCTGTAAACTCTGGACAGATATAGGGGGAAAAATCCACGCTTTAGTAGATGAAGAAATTATTCATACAGGAGAGAAGGCTTACAAATCAAAACTGAGCAATGATCTAAGTTTAGCGTGATATTGATATGTGCCCTACTTATATGTAAAATGGTAGATACAATAGATATTTATTATGGATCCATTAACATTAGCATTAGCTACATTCGGCATACAAAAACTTAGAGGAAAATCAACAGGAAGATCATTTAGAGATGCCTTTCTTATGGGAGGCGGAGCTTATGGTATTGGTCAAATGGGTGGCGGTGGAATAGGAATAGGAACAGGTGCCCCTTTGAGCGGAGCAAAAGCAATGTGGGGAACAGCTGGTGCAACAACCATGAAACAAGGAGTAGCACAAAAGACTGCCGGAACAGGTATTAGAGGCTGGTGGGGCGGTTTAACACCTGGAGGAAAAGTTGGAGTTGGAATGGCAGGAGCCGTTGGAGCAGGAGAATTCTTGGGGGATGATGAAATCAAACCACCATTTACAGAAGAAGATTATAAAAAGGCCTACGAGAAACAATCCCAGTTAGCATCAGGTATGTTTCAGGGCGCCTCTTATAGTGGAAGTCCTTCACTCTATTCCAATCAAAATGTTTACTCCTATAATACAGGAGGCTTAGCGAGCATTCAAAAATTCAATGAAGGCGGAATCAGTTACATGCCTTCTAAAATCGAACACAATGAAAAAGATACTAATAATTATATAAGAGCCACTGGCTATGTAGAGGATGGCACTGGAGTGGGTGATAAAGATGAAGATACCATTCTAGCTCAGCTAGCTGATGGAGAATTCGTTTCTAGAGCCGATGCTATTTTAGGCGCCGGTATTATGTCGGGCGCAGCTCCTGGCGATCCAAAAGACATGAGAAAAAAAGGTGCTGCATTTTTTTACGACCAACAAAAGAAATTTAAAAGGCTATTTGATTTATTAAATGCAAGCAAAAAAACCATTAATTAAAAAGGCTATTGAAGTCTTAAGCATTCTGCCAAAGGACATTGATGAAATGTGGCCTTTAGTAGACTTTATGATTAGGGAATCTTTAAAATATGGAGGAAGTTGGGCCGATGCATCTTACGTTAAAGAGCAATGCAAAGTAAATGGCATGCAGCTCTTTGCTATTTATGGGTCTGATGACGGACTGGAGAATAAAGTGTTTGGAGTGATGGTCACACAGTTTATGGATCTCCCTAATTTTAAAGAGTATCAAGTATTAATCCTGACAGGAAAACACTATAAATTATGGGTGGATTCAGTCATTAATACTATAGAAGCTATGGCTAAACTAAATGGTTGTAAACGAATCAGTGTTATGGGCCGTCCGGGATATTTAAAAAGTGTTATTCCGCACGGATGGAAAGTTAAACATTATCACTTTGTTAAGGAGTTAGCATGAGTTTCTTGGGCTTGGGCGGAGGCGGCGGAGGCGGCGGTGGCGGAGTCACAAGCGGTACGCAAACAAACATTGCAAGAGAAGCACCAGAAGTAGAAGGGCGTAAACTCGCTCTCTACGATGAAGCTTTACAACTGGCAAAAACTCCAGTTAGTCTTCCAGCATATGAAGTAGCTAAACCCTCTGGCTTGCAACAAGCAGGATTCACGGGTGCAGGTACCACAGGAGTAGGAGCAAGTACTTTAGCAAGCGGTATTGGAGCTATTGGTGGCGCTCAAACACTAGCAGGACAAGCACCTAATGTATCACAATTTTTTAATCCCTATTCTAATTATGTAACTGACGAAATAAATAGGCAAGCCTCAATGAGACAAAATCAATTGAGCGCCGAAGCAGTTCAATCAGGAGCCTTTGGAGGAGGTCGACAAGGAGTAGCATCAGCCGAACTAGATAGAGGAAGGCTGGCACAAATAGGACAGGCCCAAGCAGGAATGTATGGCCAATCACTAGGTGCAGCACAAGCACAACAAAGATTAGGAGTTACCACAGGAATGCAGG